AAGGCTTAGTCGGTGGAGATTCCTCTTCAGTATTATCAAGACTATCTATAAATTATCAAGCAGAAGACGATAATGATAAACCACTTCCACGAGGTTGGTTTTCATTACGTGTGGGAGATAAAACCGTTTATAGTAAAACGGTAGATTTTAGAATGTTTCTAAGATTGTATAGTTATAGTTATTGGGATAATACGGAGGACACGTTCGTAGCTTCGGTTCAACGACCGACTTTGAGCGATGAATTTCCGGACATACAGGGTGGTTACAAATGCGGAAAACTAAGTAAAGAAGAACTTGCTGAATTAAGTGATACTGATTCTAAAAAAGTATTAAGTAATCAAGTAAAGTGCAATCAAGTTATATACGGCGTTGCCAACATTAATGATGGCAAATATACTGATGATACTAAGTTTGAACCAATTGTAGAACATCCGTGTGTATTCTATGCTAAAGGTGTAAATTATGTGCCCTTTCAAAAAGTTATTGGTAATCTTGCAAAACAAAGAAAGCCAATGATTAGGGCCCTAATTTCTTTAGTAACTAAAAAACAAAAAACTGTTGGCAATACTTTCTTTATTGTTGAGCCTACTGTAAAAACTATGGTAGATGCAATTAATGATAAAGACAAAAGTTTGTTAAAAGAATTCGCTGAGACTGTATCTGCAGTGAATGAGTCCATCATGGAGAAACATCGTGAGGCTGTGAAACTTAAACCAAAAAATAGCGACCACTCCCTAGCTATTGATATTGAGGCACAGCCTGCATGATTAAGACATTAGTCGAAAGTTTTCTTTATGATGCGTCTAGGGGGGAAGCAAGTCTTCCCCCCGAAGTCGTTAAAGAGTTCGGTGAATCTTGTCAAAAGGCAATAGAAAAACAATTTAATTCTAATAAAAGAGAATGGCGTTTACGAATGTCGGAAGTTGGTAAACCATTGTGTCAACAACAACTTGGTAAACAAAACATAGAATATGAAACAGAATACAATGCAATTGTAAAATTTTTATTAGGCGATTTAATAGAAGCTATGGCTATAGCAATACTACGAGGGGCAGGAGTACAATTAGAAAAAACACAAGAGGGTGTAGAATTAGACATAGCAGATATTAAACTAGAGGGCACTTATGATGTGAAGATAGACGGAAAGATATGGGATATTAAATCAGCAAGTCCGGCCAGTTTTAGTAATAAGTTTGGTGAGTACGGTGGATTTGAAAGAATAAAACAAGAAGATACGTTTGGTTATGTAGACCAAGGATTGATGTATGCATCTGGAGATAAATCAAAGTTTGGCGGGTGGATAGCAATAAATAAAGTTACAGGTGAGTTTGCTGTTTGTGAAGCACCGGATAATCAAGAAGAAGAATTAGTTGAATCACAAAAAAGAATAAAAGATAAAATAAATAAATTAAATAAAAACGTAAAATTTAAAAAAGGTTTTGAAGATACAAAAGAAGTTTACAAAGCAAGAACAGGTAAAGATAAAGGTATAGAAAAAGAAACTGGCCAAACGCTGAGATGCATCCTAAGATAACATCACGAGCAAAAGCTAAACCTATCATATGGTATAGTAAACTTAAAACAAAGGAGCTAGCAGACCTATGAACGTACTATGGTTATCAAACATTAGAAAAGCTGATGTTGAAGCAAACGATGAAAATGTTATTTGGATTTACTATGATGATACAAATAATGAAAGAAAAAATATTGCATGGATGAGAGAGCATCCTAACTGTCACGTTATATTCTACCGGGATAATCAATCTAAAGATGGTTACTGGCGTGACGGTAATTTAAAAAGAAGAAAGCATGAAGTAGATTCTAGATTTCAAGGATTAATTACTGCAATAAAAACAGGTAAACTAATTGTGTTTCCACAAGATGATACTACGATGGTTTTAAGTGAGTTAGAAAAAAATACATTTGGCACATTTGAAATATTTAAAGGACATCTATCAAACATCAGTAAGTATAAACTAAAAACATTGTTGTGAGGTTTAGGTCAAAAGCAGAAATTAGCTTTGCATCATGGCTAATAAAAGAAGGTATAAATTATGAATATGAAAAACATAAACTTAAATATATACCAGACCCTAAAGTTTACTTACCAGATTTTTATTTACCTAAGTATAAATTTTTTATTGAAGTCAAAGGTCTATTTGATAAAGCAGATAGAAAAAAACATTTACTTATTAAGAAACAGCATAAGAAAGTTGACATTAGAATTTTATTTATTAATGCGAACAATAAGATTTACAAAGGTAGTAAAACAACTTATGGTGTGTGGTGCACTAAACATAATATACCTTGGTGTGAGAAAAGGATTCCAAAAGAATGGCTGAAGTAAAAAAATTTTATTCTACTTTAAAAAGAGATGCCGCAGAAGAATTAGGATTATTACCGGACAGATTTTATTTAGTATTTAAACCAACAGAAGATACGCCAGATGGTTTTGATGTAGTGGCTTATGATACAATGCCATCAGATAAAGATTTACATCCTGTATTTTATGTTATGAAAGGTATACTAGAATTATTAGATACTGATATGGAAAAAATTGTAGCCGCAGGACAAATGGCCGTTATAGATAAACTTACCGAGGCTTCACAATCTGGTAATAAGCCAGATGCACAAGAGTTAGACCCCATATTTAAAAAGATAGACATAGGAAAGAAACATTGATAGCCAATAAAAAATTTGATGTTGACTTAAAGTATGGTCAAAAAAGAGAGAATAGAATCAAAAAGATGATTGAGGAAGGCACAATTGAAGTTAAAACTGAAAGGGATTGGTGGTTTAAGACAGGAAACATTGCTGTAGAGTTTGAATCATACGGAAAACCTTCCGGGATAGCGGCAACAAAAGCAAAGTATTGGGCCCATGTTTTAGCAAATGGTGATGAAGAACATTGTATATTGTGGTTTAGAACAGATAGATTAAAAAAAATAGTGAAAAAGTTTTCTAATACTATAAAAGATGTAGGAGATAGTAAACGCTCAAAAGCATATTTAATACCAATTACAAAGTTGTTTAAATTATGATAATTACAAAGCAATTGTTAAATAAAGCTATTGAGATAGTGGGTGGAGATAGGCAAAAAGAATATGGTGATAAGGTCGAAAACCATGATAACATCGCAAAATTGTGGTCAGCATATCTTGATGTTAAGATAGAGGCTCATGATGTTTCTGTTATGATGATATTATTAAAAATTGCACGCACTAAAATTGGAACACGCACAAAAGATACCTATGTTGATATGGCAGGTTATAGTGCTATAGCAGGTGAAATAGAGTTTAGAGGAAAAGATGGAACAAAAAATAGTTAAGATAAGAAAATTAGATGATATTGATA